CTCGACGCTACCGTCGAGTTCCTAGGGTCTTTTCAAAATACAATTAAGGCAGTAGGGGGTGCTACTAAACCGTCTCAGAGGAGCGATTTCAAGTTGGGAGACTATACTGCTTAAGACGTTCCTCTCGGTCCTTGAGGTCCTTTGGGCTCATTGGATGCATCTCCGAATGTCTCCCACATGTGTCTTTCTCGCTCGTCCTCATCCCGTCGGAGCATGTCCCCAGGGCTTCCCCCTTCGAGTTGACCTTGGTCGCCCAGGCTATCCAGCGTAGGCAGTTCCGGCAATTCAACATTCTTCTTCCTATACTTAATCTTCCGAAGTTTCTTCACTTGGGCTTGGCGGTCGCGATAGCGTCGCTGAGCCCTTTTTCTATTCTTGGTCGGGTAATCCATCGTCGTTCGCTATTACTCACTGTCGGGTTCTAACGAACCCTCATCGTCGTCCTGAAGGAACGGAGGAAGCTCTACGTGGCCACCAGTGAGCAGTATCTCTAAAACTTCTTCCGGTGTGATATCCATTAGAAGGATGGCTTCCTCTAGTGTGAATAGTTCTAGGAGGCGGGCAACTTTAGTTTCCATACTCTCGTGCTAGCCTTTCCAAACTAATCCACTCTAAGTCATACTGGCCACCCTCCACATTGCGTTTGACGACGACACCTGCGTTCCAGAGCTTTTGAACTTCGCCTGCCCAACCTGTATCATAGTCCACTAGGCATCCGGCAGTAAGTCCCATGATCTTTGTGTTCTTGCCGGTTCTCACACAATAATCGAATATATGAGAGTGCCCGCAAGTGCAAGAGCTAAGCTTCTTTGTGACCAGAGAATAAGCGGGATGCTCTCCCGCGATTGGCCTGCCCATAATACCAGAAGTAAAATAGTGACTATACAAAACACCGTCAACTTCAATAACACCAGGGGTATTTCCGTTATAATGAATTACTGTATCGTAATAGTCCTCGAGGCATAGGTCTGAGTAGGAGATTGTGTTAACCAACTCTGGTGATGCGTCGAGTGCTCGATCAATCCTTTGCTCATGGTTTCCGATAAGCCGGATAGAATATGGGAGGCGCTTCTTTGCGCGTCGCATTGGCGACCATAAGCGGTCTTGAAAGTCAAGGTATGAGTCCACATCTGCTCTGTAGGATCGACCCACAAAGGACCTTTTTCCTTTGTCATAAGAAGATAGGGACTCGAAATCTGCACTGTCTCCAAGGTCGATAACGACATCGGGTCGAACATCTAGGATTAACTTTCCAACAAGAGTAGCCCGTTCGTTGTCTGTGCCGGGCCTAGCATGTGCATCGGGCAGGACCAAATGAATCTTTGTCATATTTCTTTTTGTTCTTTAGAATAAATACGAGAGCTCAATGAAACCATTCCTTCGGAGGCTTACCAACACAGAAAGGGAAGTTATACTTACGGCACCATTCCACATTGGTCATCTGTGACCCTTGGACTTTGCCTTCGGCTGCAAACACGAACCTGATATCGAGGTTTGGATTGACGTGTTTAACGGCTTTCATCTTCGCTTGGTCTTCGTACCTAAGATATCCCTTGACTTCGAGGTAAATAGTTCGACCGTCTTTCGTCGTAACAACGAAGTCTGGGATGTACTTCTTCGGTAGTACATAATTGATGCGTTCAGTTTCGTAACGAGCATTCTTCGGTAGAGTCTTCGCAATGGACGCTTCCAATAGTGACTTGTACTTACCTTTGCGCTTACTGCGCTTTGTGAACTTCTTGCGTGCCAACTTTTACTAGACCTTTACAATTCTTAGAATCAATGTCTGTTTCTCCACAATAAATGCAGAAGAACTTAGCCTTAACGAATTCAGAAAGACAGGGAAGAACCTTAACGAATTTGTGTTTCATACAAGCTCTCTAACATCCGGTTGTTTAGCTACATGAGTGAGGAACTTAGGACCTGAGGAGTAGAAGAAGGTTCTTAATCCTTTTCCCCCATTCGATTCTTTCCAGCACTCGGACTTAAACTGGCAATAACTGCATTGAGTAGGTAGCGCGAGATTGCCACTCTTTCCCTCCGGGACCGGGCTATACGGACGCCTCGGAGGATTCGGCTCGGCAAGGAGTTCTTTCTTCGTTCTAATCTCTGAGCGGTAGTCCACGTCTTTCTTGTCATAGACATCAAGGACAATGTGTCCTAGCTCCTTATCTACTGCTAAGAAGGCAACTTGTTTCTTAACCCTTACCGCAGGGTCTTCAGACGAAGACTCAAGATAAAGTGATAACTGGTCGAGATAGCCGAACGGATCATCGTGTTCGAGCGTATGGTTCTTGAACTTGCCCATTCCCCGGCTATTGGCGCTCTTAATGTCCACGAGTACACCATCCACAACGGCGTCTCGATGCCCTTTAATACCTTCGAGAGTAAGTTCATCTTGTTCCCCCTCTACTTTGTGCCCTGATACCTTTAAGAGAAAGATAGCCAAAGACTCAACAAGATCACCATATAGAAACTTAAGCCTAACCCAAGGTTCCAAAGGCTCCGCTGTTTCAGGTCGATTAACAGTAAACCAAAGCTTGCGATTACAAGGGGTTCCAAAATTAGACATACGGAGTTCTGAACGCGACGAAGTATCTTGCGCACGCTTGACCAGATGATGACCAAGCTCTTGGCCAAACTTCTCGGCACCAGACCAATCGTACTTCTCAGGATTTTGAAGAACATCGTAAATGTCCTTGACTGCTGTGTTGATAGACTTGGGTGGAGATTTCTCCCCACCCTTGTCTACATTCTCAAAATGGGACATTGACTCCCTTTGGTGCGACGACACCTGTCGGTTTGGAGTACGGAACATGTTCCAGCACAACAACACTATTGAGACGAGTACCAGGACCTTTGGTAGTATCATATACGCTGACATTGATACGCACCTTTGAGCCGTTGCCGATCAGTTCAGTGAAGGCATTACCAGCTTGGTCGGTTACTGTAGGCTTACCGAATTCCATAAGGTCTCCCTTGGCGGTGAGACGCTTATTAGGACGACGGAAAGTAACGTAGTTATCGTCCTTAATCTTGCCCTGAGAGCCTGCCTTACGATACTCAGCAAGGTTGGCCTCATCCAAATGAAGGTCCAAACGGAAGTCTCCAAACTTTTCATCGGGCTCTTGGAGCTTAGCCCACTTGCACTGACCTTCGAAAGTATAGTTCTTAGTCGCCATGATTGATTACTGATCCATTCCTAAAGCAGGTGGCTTAAATTTGGCCTTCTCGGGAGGCTTAGGAGCCTGATCCTCAGAGAAGATATCCATGATCTCAATGTCTTTCTTGTCCTTCAGGATGCCCATGATCTGCTTACGGGCATGCTGTTCATCAGTGGCAGAGATGGGGACAAGACCACTCTGGAACTCATAGAACCCAACATTAACATAGTACGTCTTACGCGGTGTGGTATCTTCGCTCAATTCAATGTCCTTTTCTTATTGTTATAGTATAGTATAGCACAACCTCAGGTGGTTGTCAAGTACTTTTTCAACTATTCAGTGGGTGTCGTGCCAGTTTCTTCCAATGCGATAATTTCCTTGCATAGTGCAATGCAATTGGAGATTATTGCTCGTCGTACGGATAGCTTCAGCTTGTAGACAACCAAGTCTTTCAGCAGTTTCTTTCGTTCCTCGACAGTAAGTCTGCCACTCATCGTGGACAAAGTTAACCTGTCTAAAGTCAAGTCCTTCTCGTCTAGCATCTTGTCTCCAAAGTAGGTTAGCATGCTTCATTATAACTGCTTCGCCTGCTTGCAGATATCCAGCAAGCATGAGGTGCTCTGAGTCGCATACGATAAATCTTCCGTCAAATCCCTGGAAATACCCACGACTTGCATCTCTAGGGATGACCTCTTCTTTGAGTCTTCGAAGCCCCGGATAGTGCGCAATAAATCGTTGGATAGCGTCTCTCGCTTCTTTAGCAGAACAATTAAGGATTTGTGCGACTTTTCCAACTCCTGCTCCAAGGAGGAAAGCGTAGATAAAAGTCTTTGCCTGGTCTCTGGTTTTGCAGTGTGGAGCCAGGGCCATTTGGTTGAGAGTGTGAAGGTCAGTACCATTCTCTTTCTTTCCGGTGAGCAACGCTTGAATGAACTTCTCATCATTGAGATAGTGTGCTAGGACTCGCAGTTGTATCTGGTCAGCATCACAACCGACAAGCCAACAGTCATCCGGGCAGACCCAGAGCTTGCGCATTTCACCGCCGTAGTACACGGCGAGATTATACAAGTTCTCTGTTTTGTACTTAATGGACTTCTCTGTCGCTATGTTCGCAAGATTTGGACTCCTGTGGGCCATGCGATGAGTCCATGTTCCAATAGGATTGAATTGACCGTGAATGCTGTAGGTACCATTCGTAATTGATATTACATCTTGAACAGAGAATGCCTCTAACTCTCTGAGTGGTATGGCAATGGTCGACGCAGAATTTACTTTCACTTGTTCCGCAAATTTTACACTTTCCGTTCTGCGAGTCAAACAGTTCTTTGTATTCTTCAAGCGATAAATTATAGTGTCGTTTGAGTTGCCTATTTCGTTCGCGATCCTTCCCTGATCGATAGTACTCTTTATACTTTTGTCTAATCTTGTCTCGATTAGACTCATAATATTCTTTATGTTTGTTTGTGTAAGATGAACCCATACTTCATTGAACCAAGATTCTAGAATGGACCTACGAGACCTGAGCATCAACCGCTCAACTAAACGCTTAACAGCTTCAGGAGCATCTTCAGGAAGTGTGGCTAGGTTATCTTCATCAACCTTCCAACCGTAGACCTTGAAGTGAGAAAGTTTGTCTGACTTGTTTTTCTCCGCTTCGATGTGTCCATCGGTCTTATTGATTGGTTTCCAACCAGCCTTATTAAGAAGTTCAACTACTTGCTTTGGGCTTCCTGGGTCGAATTGTTGGTATCGGAAGACCTCAAATTCACCGCCTCCGAAGATGGTGTAGTCGTTTCCGTCGTACCAACGAAAGTCTCCTCGATGGATTGTGCCTTTAGCTGTCCTTCTCGGAGTAACCACTCTAACTCCAACAGCCTTCGGAAGGATCGTGCTTGCAATAAGCTTATCGAGTTCAATGATCCTTGCATCGATCTCAGAATGAAGAGCATTAGCATGCTCAAGATCAAACTGAAACCCATCGAGATGCATACCAAGGCAAACGAAAGCAAGTCTATGTTCGACATCTAGCGCTCTTTCGAATTCTTTGCGGTTAAGCTTCTTGTGCAAGACCTCATAGATACGGGCATTGATCTGTACGTCTGATCTACACCGCTCTAAGAGTTCAGGAGTAAGTTTGCTGAAATCGTTAATGGACGCTCCAGCCTTCTTCATACCGAGTCGTTCAGCCCAGGCTTCCTGACTATGTCCACCCTCCATTTTCACGTGGAGTAATTGGGACATTATCATCGTATCCCGAAGCTTATACGGGTCCAGTTCAACACCCCAAAGTTTGGACAAAAGGGGATAGTCATACTGGATGATATTGTGTCCTACGATTACCCTGAGATCGCGTAGAGAGCATAGGTAGTTTCGTAGTTGGGTCGCGGAGTAGAACTCAAGGGTTGATAACCCGTCGTAGACACAGACGACGTGGATACACGTCGCAGAGTCAAGGAGTCCGTCTGCCTCGCAGTCGAGGAATATTGCTGTTGGTCTCGGTGCATCTGCTCCCTTTGAATTCGGCACTTCTCTTCAAATTCCTTCTGATCCTCAATTTTCTTCTTGGCTTCTTTTTCTGTAAAATTCACTCGGCCGTAAAGGGTAATACGGCTAAAATGACCAGGATGAAAGAAGTTCTCTACGAGAACATTGAAGCCCTCATTAAGAACAACATCCTCCAAAAGAGGAATCTGTTTCTCATTAAGGGCCAGAAGAGTTAGACCCTTTGTCTTGGATTTAACTCGAATGAAGTCCCGTACTTTCTCGGGAGTATAAGAATGATTAAACGCGAACCCATCATTACCAAATCCACCTACCACATCAATACCACAACACTTGGGGAACTCGTAAACGTCGGCCATATTAACCCTCTAGTCGCCAATTAATTGGTTCCTTACCCTTACTCTTTAGGAACTCGTTTGCTTTTGAAAAAATGTTTGAATCGTTATCGGTTAAAATCAAATGATTGAAAGGCTTGAGATTATAGATGTTACCAGTCTCAACTATCCACGGGATGCGGAATTTTTGTCTGCCGCACACAATGAACACAATCTCATTGTGCAGGTGCGACAGCTTGGATAGCGCTTCAGTTGTGTGATACTTTGCATTCGCAACCATACACACACCACGAGAGCGCCAAGCGTTAAGGCTCCAGTTGCGCCTAGAGCTACGATAAGGAAGTCCCAGATCATTGTCGTATTTTCCAATAAATTTGTTGAAGGTTAGGTCCCGTTTGGCGTCGAAGTCATAGCCATAGGGATGTACGCCTACTGTTACCACTTTAATTGTGTTAAAGGCAGGGTACTTAATTGGTGGTGGATACACCATACTCTTCCATTGAAATCCTATGGGAAAACGGTTCAACTTCATCTTGTCCAGGCTCAGCTTTCTTTTCCTTAACTTGGAAACTAGCTGGATCAAATTGGAGTAGCCCTGCGGGTCCAGTGACTCCTCCGAATCGATTGCCTCGACAAGTGAGCGTAGTTTGGTTTCTAATGGTTTGGGAAGGGTTTTGAATGTCTCGTTCGAGGTGGAGAAGGAGGTCCGCAATCTTTCCAATATTTCGGCTGCCTCGTGTTTGTCCTTGGTCATTGACATGGCTCACCAGAAATAGAGTAAAGTCTAACTCTTTCACCATCATTGCAAGACGTGTAGAAATGTAGTCAAGCTTCTTTCGTTCATCGTCCCCCTCAAAGCCGGTAACGAGCATGGTAATATGGTCGAGAAACACAAACTTACAACCACAAACCGCGACCAGATATCGTACAACACCAAGGATAGCGTCAGGATCATCTGACCCAAAGTGAGTATAGAAATGTAGGCGGCCGTCCTTTTTAGTAAGTTTTCGGAAAGCCTCCATTTGCTCTTCCATACTAGCTGTGCCAGTAGGGAGATGAACAGGAGTATTAAGCTGATACCCAATAAGGCCCTGAACACTACGCTTCTCCGTTTCCTCTAGATGGATAATACCGATATTATGATCTGTTGTTTGGAGTAAATGATATTCGATTGCACGAATGATCTCAGTCTTGCCAACCTTCTCTTGTGCAGTGAAGAGAACAATCTCGCCGAAGCGGATACCGTAGGCCATATCGTCCAGGGTCTTGAAAGGAAAGTGGGCTACGATACCCTTATCCTTCTTGTTCAGGATTTCTTCGATATCCTTGTACCCAGAAACAATACCCTTAGGTAGAAACTTCCGTGCATTATACCAACAGTTCGTAAACTCTTTCTCAGCACCATTAACGAGATAATCGTTGGCATCCTTGAACTTAGTGAGTCGCACATGGAAGACTTTGTTGGGATCGAAAAGCCTAGCAACGTCTTGAAGTGCTTTTTGTCCGGGCTCATCTGAATCAAAACAAAGATAGATTTGGTCGAAGGAGTTGATATACTCGTGATCTCTTTCGCAATCTCGTTTAGCACTAGAGGAAGATCGGACTGAGATAGACGGGTATTTACTTCCCAGCATTTGATACACAGAGGCCGCATCAATTTCTCCTTCAGTGATCGTGATACTCTTACTCATTCCCGCACTGAATTTGTCCGTACCAAAGCAAGCAGCCTCGGACATAGGTCCGTTAGCAAAGAACTCCTTCTCTTTGAGATTTCGTACCTTGACGGCCTTATTGGGATACACAAAACCAAGAGATACGGGATTACCTTGTGCATCGATCTTGGTCTTGATATCATAGAGCTTAAGAGTTTCTAGGATTAACCCTCGAATAGGTATATAGTCATAAGTATAATTACTATCCATAGTATCCTTAGGAAGTATATTATTAATATTATTACTACTTAAGTTATTCTTTGTGTGTTCATGGGGGACGAAGCCCCATGCATCCTTAACGTAAGGACTATTATACACAAGATCATCGGACTTGTCAAGTACTTTTTTGCTTATCAGACGAGATTTTTTACAGACGAAGCAATGTGTACCGTTGTCGTAGATGGCCAAGCCGTCCGAGGAACCACAGTCAGGGCAAGGTTGATGGGTCTTAATAGTCAAATTTCAGATTCTTTCAACACCATTGGAATAGACTCTCTATCTAATTCTTTGATAACGTAACCTTCTACATTGCAGACCATCTCAGCAAAAGCTTCAGCCCTCTTGTATTCAACAAATATGGCATGAAGAAAACAATCTGTTGGGCCACATAGATAGACGGCGTAGAATTTATCATGATTAGGAAGAACAGCTCGGTTCATGGTATTGGCCTCAAATTTTAACGATTATAATTCAAGCTATATGGGTAGCTGCCCCTCCCCTAGACCCCACTCAGCGGTCAAATTTGGGGCTTCTGGGGGCATTCTAGAGTCGATGGTCAGTCCAGGCTCATTTTCAGGGG